GTAACATTTGACGCAGCTGCAATGTCACGTTTCGTTCTATCACTCTGCATGTCAATACCCAGTGTTGCCAGCATATCGCTGTATTTAAGATCTTTATCAAGTGCCAAACGTGCAAACTCGATGCGAGCTTCCTTGTCAAGCTTCATGATCTCGCGTTTGTGTCGCGATTGATTATCTTCCTGACGAATCTTCAATTCTTCCTGTTTAAGTTGAATTTCAGCTGGCGTTTCAGGCGGATTTTCTTTCAGATATTGTGCTTGTTCCTGATCATCACGATAGAAACGTGTGGCATCTCTGTAGCCCAACATGCCGAAAACTTCTTTTGTAACTTCATCTGATTTCAATCTCTCAGCCATCTTCGGCAATTTGAGTGTACTTTCAATACCATACAGCAACTTCGAAATTCGCGTCTGTGGATCAGTATTACCCATACCAACATTGACTTGCGTCGTCAGATCCTGACGCAAGATAATATCAGTAGCTTCATCAGTACCAAAACGCTGCCACGCGCCCGCCTTTTTACCGGCTAATGAAAGAACGTGAACATCTGTTTCATACATCTGCACCAATCTTACCAATTGACTCAGCGTAGGTTCTGTCCATGTTTTGATAAAGATCTTGATGCCATAATCCTGTACCGCGCCCGCACCCGACTTCATGGTGTCCATGCCGCCTTTTGTCTCGCCGCCTTTGCGGTTAGCTGTCTGCTGCACAGACTGCTGCGAGAATGAACCAACCAGTTCATCCATCTCGGTCGACAAGCGATCCTGCTCCTGGTAAGACGATGAAGTGATGTCTTTTGTCTCTACAGTCTTCACATCGCCTTCAGGATCATTCATCATGACGCCACCGCCCGGAACATTCCGAATCAGCGCATCGAGATCCACCTGAGATCCACGTTTGACGTAATAGCGTTTGTTCAGTACCAGCTTGACGTTATCGAGTCGTTGATTTGCGACCGTATTGATCTCAACCTGCAGCGGTGCTGCCTGCTCAACATCGCCTGCAGGATAGTTTCGGAATGCCTCAATAGTGGAGAAGCCAACCGTGAATGGACGTTCGCCTTCGCGTAAGTGTGGGAACGCTTCAGTCAGCAGAATGGGATCTGTTAATAACAGTTCCGTTCCCATTGTCCAATACAGAATATCATCACCATTCACTTTGACGATGTTCATGTGCGCCCATATCGTTGTATAAGCGTTGCCTTGATGTTCATCAGCCGGATCGATACGTGAACGACCTTCACGCGCCTGACGAGTACGATCGTAATTTCTGCGGCGTGTCGCCAGCAGATCGCCTAATGCGTGTTTTTTCCAAATCGGTAGGCCAGTCTTGGTATCTTTCTTCTCCATATTTTCGAGCGCTTCGCCAGCATATATCGGCATCATGTAGACGAGATATGGAGATGTGCTGGCGGGATCGCGCCAGTCGCACATCGGATCGAAACGAAAATTTTCAGGCGCTACGTTGTCACACTTGAGTTCGTCACGACGCACTCTTGTTTTTGCGTAGCCCATCAAATTGCCCTGCTCGTCGACCGTAGCGGAGCCGTCTTCATTCATTGCCGGAACAATGTCACTGTCTTCGTGATAGTCCCAATACTGGAATGAAATGCACAGCCCGTAAACCTTGGTCGATTGATAAGCGCCGATCGATGTCTGAAACCACGGCATGCGTCGATCAAGACGGTACTGTATGATTATCTTATTAATTTTGGCTGACAAGACTTGATCGGGATTAGTCGAATCTTCAGCCTGAATATCAATGATGTCCATTGTCGAGAACATTGCATTGGTAAGCGCGGCTTCAGATGCCTTGGTCATGGTGCGCGTTTTCGGACGGAATACGTTCGAACGTTTGAAGTTTTTATTGCTCAGTTTGCTGGAAGGTGCGTGCTCAGAATTGAAATGCGCTAAGTTCTGTTCCCACTGATTTGTAATGTTCGCGTCGAGATAATCGGTCGACGTTGTGTAGATCTCATTTGCTTTCGCAATCAACCATGCTTCGCGTTTCAAAAACGCTTCTGCCTGCGCTTCAGCCTCGTTCTCCTGCACCATGCCGCCGCCAGCAGCATCTGACGATGGTGTATCACCTGGCGGACGATCCTGCGGCATCATCGCGTACGGCGGTGACGATTGCGAAACTTGTGTCACTGCCGATGGCGAAGTCGGATGCGCCGGATATACTTCAGGATATGGGTCTATACCGCTAATCTCGCTGTTTGGACCTTGCTCCATATATTCAGGGTTTTGATCGCCCTGACGTTGTTGGTCATTACCATAAGCCATTATGCAGCCTCCGGTGCTGAATCAATCGCAATGACATCATCATTGAGATCTCGTGACAAGTCTTCGATGATATCCGGGTTGAAAAGTTTCAAACGTGATAATGAGTGCCGTTCCAGAATCTCGCCTGCTGCACGAACAGCTGCGTCCTCAAGTTCCTGCAGCGGCCTGCCCTTCATGTGAATGTGATAGCCCTTTTTGTTCGAGAGCGAGTCGCAAGCAATAATCAACATACCGCCCTTGATATCGACGATCACCTTCCACTGACGATTATTGTAAGCACGAACCAAGCGCACGCCGATTGCCGATGCCATTCGCATCTGCTCCTGCGCAACTTTGGCATGATCTTCATCGACAACCTCAATGGTATTGAAGTTGCCGGTGACGATCGAGCCGTCGCCCTTGCCGCGAGAATCGATAACGAGTCGTTTGCTCATGCTGCTTCTTCTTCAAAGTTGTCTTCGGGTTCGAAATAGCGCTGCGTTGCATCGCCAATCAACTCCGCATACGTGTATGCAATGGCGTCGAAATCATCTGGCGACTCCAGACCGCGTTTCTTCATGTCCTGCTTGCGCTCAAGACGCATCTTTTCCTGCGAGTCAAAGCCGTACTCAATACCGATCAAAGCTTTGCGCAGATCCGCATCGTTCGGCAGATCCATGCCTTCAGTCATCGCGATGCGTAAGCGATCACCCATCTCAGCACGTTTATTGTAATAAGTTTTCTCGTCGCTCGCCCTGACACCCGCATTCACTTCAATAATGTCGTGTCCGAGCATGCGCAGGCGATCGACAACTCCGGCACCGATACCCACACCGTCGACAAATGTTGCTGTCGGATTGAACTCGCGAATGGCTGTGACGGTTTTCGCCGCAACCTGCATAGTGTCCAGTCCACGATAGCGACGTAATTCAAGAACCTTGCGACCCTGACGAATAGCAATAACCGTCTTGTCCTCACCAAACCGCGCAACGTCCACACCGATCACCTTGGGAAGTTGAAAGAACGATTCGTATGGAAACTCTGTGAGCATGCAAGTGTCACAGATTTCACTTGAGATAAACTGCATCGTACCTGCACGCGGGAACTGACCTTTGATTCGAACCCGACAAAAATCGCTGTCTTCACCGTATTCCGAAATCTGCTCGTTGATCTCGTCCTTATTGGTCATCTTGCAAGTGCGTGAGTCGATTTGATGCGTTGTCCAACGCGAATCGTTGGCAAAAATGTCACGGAACTTACCGGTGTTCTTGGTCGGGTTGCCGTACACAAACCACATGGCGCGCGGATCGGTCATTGCACCTTCGGAGACTTCGTAGATGGGGGTTGGTATACCGGAACCTTCGTCGTAGATGATAAGAACGTGAGTTCCATGTAATCCGGCAAAGGCTTCGCTGTTGTGCTCGGTATTCGGTACGGCATTACAAAACCATGTTTTTTCGTAGTCGACATGAAATATCTTCGTTGCGGTTACTTTGAACCAGTGCTTGTTGATCATGCGCGAATGCCACAATGACACTTCACGCCAGGTCTTTGTCGTCAGCTGATTGGTCGTGTTGGCAGTAATTACGCCGTTAAGTTGTGGTCGAGTGGACATGGCCCACAAGATGATCCATGCGACTTCAGCACTCTTGCCGATGCCGTGACCAGAAGCGATTGCTTCACGAATAGTACCTTCAGGATTGGCTTTGATTTTCGCACTGACACGATCCTGTTGAGCTTTTTGCCATGTGTCGGGACCGTCATGTTCTTCCAATTCCGTTCCCGACTCTCCCCACGGAAAGGCATACATCACCCAACCGTGAAAGTCTGCGTAAAATTGATCCATGTCCATCGTCAGTTGCTGTTCAAATTCCACTGGCGTAATGCTTTCCGTATCGCTGATCTCGCGATATTCGATAGCATTTGCAACAGCTTGTTTGGCAACAGTATTCATCCAGCAGCTTCCAAACGTTTGATCAAAATGTCTGCGTATTCGCCCATTATCAATGCTTGTTTACGCAATAGCGCACGCTGCTCCGATGGCAGGTCAAAATACTCTTTCGACACCATGAAGCGACGAAGCTTGACAGTCTTTTCCGTCAACTCAGTAAGTTCGCCAACCACATTTTCCCGCCACTCGCTCATGATTAGCTCGGAGAGACTGTTGTTAATCCCAAACCATCGTTCAAATACCAAGCGTCATCGTCGGCTGGCCCATCCGTGATGTAGTCGAGCTTCAACGTTTCTTCAAAACACCGCTTACCAGCAAATTTGTTCGTGGTATTGATCGAGTTCGTTATGTCAGCCAATTCTGCAGTTGTGCGCGCTGGGGCTAATAGCTCCTGCAAATCCTCTGCGGAACCTAAGTACGGTTGTGAAAATTGTTTCCAATCCATCTCTGCCACGTTGTTCTCCTTTAAACGCCGTAGAATTCAAACAAAAACCGACCAGCCGAAAATTCATTGACATCTCCGACCGGGTCCACCAGGTACAAATACTGGTCGTCAGCTGGCAGTGCAGTCATCAATATCGGAGTTGCTACAGCGCCAGTCCAGTCTCCGTTGT